TGGTTTCCCTGGCGTATACATAGCGCAGAGTTATCACCGCCAAATCGCGCTACATCTAATCCCCATATAATTGGTGCGTTAGCAGTTAGCGATACATCCCTATCAATCGCTGACTTAACCAATCCCATTGGTATGACAGTATCATCATCCGCGGATGGAAACTCGCCCATCACCTCCACGCGCGCGACTGTGGAATCCTCGCCGTACTGCTCAATCATGGTTTGGAATAGTTTTTGGTCTGTGCCTTCTACGGTGCGCGAGTCTATCTGCTCGTTCTTCCAGAAGGATTGCTTAGAGTTAAAGCTATCGTAGAATGGCCCAGTGTTTCGGCGCGGGTTGGAGAAGGTGAACCAGTACCTATCGCGCGTGGGTTCGGAGAAGAACCCCTCGCTGACTGAGTAGATAGGAGCGGGGATACCCGAAGCTTCATCCATGATCAAACATACGCCGTATGATGAGTGGATGCCTGCAAACGCATCTGGGTTTTCCTCGCTCCATAACTGTGCTTGCGCGTAGTAATAACCAGTATCTATCTTGAGGTCATTAATCAGCGCATCTTCAAACCATTGCGCGGGTTTAATCGTGGTTGCTGTCTTGGTAAACCAATGAGAGTTTATAGACAGCGTGAGCCATTTGCCAAGTTCCGCCCATGTTCTTGATCTAAGCTGTTGTTCGGTGTTAGCGGTAACAATAATGGTTGACCCCAAGCGCGTGGAGAGCATCCATAGAATGATCCATGCGACCAGTGCAGACTTACCAATACCACGACCTGATGCTACGGCTAGTCTAAACATCTCTGGTAAATCTAATACATTGTTACGCTCAATGTGTATTGCCATTTCTCGCAAAATTTTCTCTTGCCACTTCCTTGGTCCTTTAAAGTCTTCAAGGGGGGTGTCTTTCTGTCCCCACGGGAAGACATACTTAACAAAGTTTACTGGGTTGTCTTTGATTGGTCCTGACCATAGTTCGGTCATCAGTTCTTTTTCTAGTTTTACGCCGTATTTCATATTAAAAAAAAATTAAAAAATTTTAGTTGAGTAGTTATACATATATCACCACCGCCACATCGCCGAAGGGGGGGTCAAATGCAAATTATTAAGAGCTTGCATTAGTTAAAAAGGGAGTCTAAAAAACTATGCCCGCATTTAACCCCGTTAATCATTCGCGCCCTCGCCCTTGCCCTTGGCGCTAGCGCTCGCTGTAGGCGCTTGCGTGCGCTTTGGGAGCGCTTGCGCTGGCGCGTGGTCTATGATCCTTTCGCGTGCGCTAGTGAGAACATTTTTAAGATCAAGATTGTAATTAACTTCTTGGCGGTCAGCCCAGTTGTCTGGATCTCTATTTTTAAGGAAAAATATTGCGCTTGTTTCTTTGCCGTCCATTGCATTTTGAAAAACTTTATTAGCTACCAGTTGCACCGCTTTGTACTTTCCCTTTTTTATAGCGTGTGCAAATTGCTCATTGCGCTTCTTTTCTCTGGTAATTGTTGAAATGTTTACATTAAGCAAAGTAGCGATTTGACTTTCATTTAAGCCATCACCAGACCATAAACTGATCTGCTTATATTCTTCTTCTGTTAATGTGGCTAACTTTCTTTTTCTACCTGGTTTTCCCTTTTCCATGCCTTATTTTAGGTTATTTTGCACATTTTAGGTAGTAAATTGCACATTATTATATATATAGTGTTGCTTATTGGGTTTAAATGTATATAATGGGTATTGTAAGGCAATAAAGTTTTACATACTTTGGAGAAGTAATTATGAACGGATATACAGAAAACTTATCAGACTTTGGATATAGAGAACTAAAAGAAGCGGGTAAATTATTAACAGCCATTAGCAACGGACTACCAGAAGATTTTTATGATGATGGCATCAAGGTTGCTTTTAATATGAATTCTGGTTATGTCTTTTTGACTAACTCAGATTATCAGGTTGCTATGTATGATGATGAAAGCGACTCATTATATAGCTTTTATACAACACCATACGAAGGCTTAGAAGGTTCTTATGAAGAGTTGTTATTGGATCTTGACAATATGCACCCAGAAGACCGCGAATTCATGCACGATATCAAGCAATATAATAGAAAGGTGGCTTAACATGACATTCAAACAACTAATAACCAAACTAACAGAGAAGCCACGTAATAAAAAAGCGTGGCATGGCTCATATCTTATTAACCATTTTTTAAAAAACTAGGAGCAGCCAAATGATTAACTGTTTACAAATTTTACTAGTGCTTTCATTCATGGTCTTTTGCCTACATGGAGCATATTTATTAATTACCAAGGAGGATCAAGAATAATGAGTAAAAACGAATACAAATTATTAAATAAAACCATTAACGAGGTAGAGGAATCAATAGAACAATACGAAACCTTGAATGATCACTGGATTAACACTTTATATGAAGACAAAGATTACACGTTGTTAGTAAGTGCGTTAATACCATTGGCAAACTTACAGAAAATCAACGAGAACTTACAACAACTGAGTGCAATGAATAATAAAGAGGTAACTAATAATGAGTCTTGATTATTTAACAGCAACAATAAAAGCAACAACTGATGGAGATTTTCCAAACAATGTTAAACAAATAACACACGCGGAAATACATTTCAGCGTACCTTGTGAAGTATCTAAAGAAAAAGAATTTGAAAAAGCAAAAGATAACTTATTAAAATCAGTAATAGATATGTATGCTTTAGAAGATCAGCAACAAGTAAATGTCACAATTGAATATCAATATTACGGGGTGAATGAATGAAAATAGACAGGCGAACAATACCAAAGCATTTAAGAGGTCTAAGAGATGACCAATTGCAATTATTAATATTACTATTCACGGCGAAACAATGACATTTGACCAAGCACTAGGAAAATACACAGCACACATGCGCGATAATGGAGTCACTGGCGAATTACCATTTGCAACAACAAAACAGTCTAAGACTGACGGAGACGGCGCGTGGTTACTTAAAGACATAGATGGAGACAACATAGCCTATGTAGACAAGCATGGCGTTGAGAGGCTTTAGAAATGACCACAGAGGAAATAATGAAACAAATGCGCGATAAATACGGCTTAAGCCAAAGCGGTGGATGGAAAAACGGCTTGACCCCAGAGAAACTATTGCGGATCTTATCTAAAGATGACCGCGCGAAACTAACCAGGGCGTTTGCAAAAGATAAACGCTACAAACACATTAACCAGGAGTAACTAATGTCAGGTAAGGGAAGTACGCCAAGACCGATTCCAGATCGTAAAAAATATGAATCTGAATTTGATCGCATCTTCGGCAAGCGCAAAAAGAAAAAACCAACCAAAGAGAAAAAAGATGGTAAGAAATAAATATTTACAATATAAACCTTACAAATACATTGTTGATGGTAAATATATAAAATCATTACATAAATACAAATCTACAATATACAACTTTGAACCTTTTGTTGTTTGTTTAGAATCTATAATAAAAGATATACAAGACAAAACACTACCAACCAAAAAAGAAGATTGGAGCAATTGTTGTTTGGATATGATAAATAAGTATGGTTTTTTAGATGTAAATAAGCACATTAAAAGCTCAGATGGTTTTTTCAATTATGAAAAAGAACACATTGCAAAATGGGAATACTTTATCAAAGATATAAAAAACATCATAGAAAATAAAGATATAGACAAAATTGAAATTATGAACAGTTATTTAATAGAAGATACATATATTTACTTTGATGAGTTTCATACCAAAAACATAGCTTACAAATGCAATTCTCTATCTTCTGCAATTATGTTGTATATGCTTACTAACAAGCAACACACCAAAAACTGTATTAAATGCAACAATTTGTTCTTTGCAAAAAGAAGTGATACTAAATATTGTAATGGTAATTGTGCAAGAAGTTACCAAAGAGAAAAAAGACAAGAAATGATATAATAAGTTTGAACTAGCGGAGGCCACTTATCTTCTCCAAAGATAAACTCCCCCTAAAAGCGCTTTCGCTAGTTCCTCGCACCCCCCACGCCGAACGAATCACTCCCGCACCATACTAGCTAAACCACCAACTAAAAAATGCTTTCTCCCACCGCTCTGGGATTTCTTTAACCGCTTCGGCTCAC